TACAAAGCACGTAAATTTTATATCGTTAAAGTTATCGACCGTGATAACGAACAAGACGGAGTTAAGTTTTGGAGATTCAAACACAACTACAAACAAGAAGGGATCCTTGATAAAATCATTCCAATTTGGAAAGCTAAAGGTGATGTTACAGATCCCGACAAAGGTCGTGATTTAATCCTTGAGTTGACAAAGGCAAAAACGCCAAAAGGTGCAACATATACAGTAATCCAAACTGTAATGTATGATGACCCATCACCAATTTCAGAAAATGAAAATCAAATGGCAGAGTGGGTTGCTGATGAGTTAACTTGGGAAGATGTATATTCTAAAAAACCTGTTGAGTATCTTGAGGCAATCGCTCGTGGAGAAACTCCACGTTGGGATTCTGAAAAAGGTGGATATGTTTACTCTAACGACGAAACTTCTGAAGTTTCTATGGGAGGAACATCAACACCAAAATCAATCAACGAAGTTGCTGATCCACAGGCAAACGCTGAGATTGATGAAGAATTACCATTCTAATTTTAATTAAACAAAATATAACGGGAGCAGTTTATTGTTCCCGTTTTTTTGTCTATATTTTATAGTACAAATACTTAAAACATGGCACTTAAAAAAACAGACTTTAGTTCGTTGAAGAAAAAGTTCTCATCGGATGCAAAATATAAACCACAAAGATTTTTTGATCTTGGCCCTGACTTCTTAGATGCGGTTGGTCTACCTGGTCCTGCTATTGGTCACCTTAATATGTTATTGGGTCACTCCGACACGGGTAAAACAACAGCACTGATTAAAACTGCTGTTGATGCGCAAAAGAAAGGTATTCTACCTGTGTTCATTATTACAGAACAGAAATGGTCTTTTGAACACTCAAAAATAATGGGATTTGAATGTGACGAAGTAGTTGATGAAGAAACAGGCGAACTAACTTGGGACGGGTTCTTTCTATTCAATAACAACTTCAGTTATATTGAACAAATTACAGATTATATCAATGATCTATTGGATGCACAAGAAAAGGGTGAATTAGATTACTCACTTTGTATTATGTGGGATTCAGTTGGGTCAGTTCCTTGTAAAATGACTTACGAGGGTAAAGGAGGTAAACAACACAACGCAAGTGTTTTAGCCGACAAAATTGGTATGGGTATCAACCAACGTATTTCAGGATCTCGTAAAGCAGATTCTAAATATGAAAACACCTTAATCATTGTTAACCAACCTTGGGTAGAATTACCTGACAATCCATTTGGGCAACCAAAGATTAAAGCAAAAGGTGGTGAAGCAATTTGGTTAAACTCTTCTTTGGTATTTTTATTTGGTAATCAAAAAGGTGCGGGGACAACAAAGATCACGGCAACAAAAGATAAGAGAACTGTGAAGTTTGCTTCAAGAACAAAAGTGTCGGTTATGAAAAACCACATCAATGGTCTTGGTTTTGAAGACGGAAGGATTATTGTGACCCCACACGGATTCTTGCCAGGTAAAGATACTACCGAAGAAAAAGCATCAATAGAAAAGTATAAGAAAGAATATGCTGACTATTGGAAAGACATAATCGGAGTTGATGGTGACTTTGATTTGAAAACGGAAAAGGAAGAGGTTGAGTAGAAATCATTCAAGATTAAAGGAAGTGTCCAAAACATTATTAGTAGACGGAAATAATTTATTGAAAATTGGGTTTCACGGTGTTAGAGAGTTCTATCACAATGGGAGACACGTTGGTGGTGTTTGGCACTTTCTAAATACTCTTCGTAAATTCTTGGAAGAACACAACTATGATAAGGTTGTGGTATTTTGGGATTCTAAAACTTCATCTTCACAAAGAAGATTGATTTACCCGAAGTACAAATTGAATCGGAGACCTTCCGAATCAGAACAAAAAGAAGATGCTTTCTTGGAACAAAAACAGAGGGTTAGACAATACCTCGAGGAGATGTTTGTAAGACAACTGGAGACAGAACACGCAGAAGCTGATGACTTAATAGCATACTACTGCCAAGTGTCCTTAGATGAGACTAAAACTATATTCTCAAGTGATAGAGATTTGACCCAACTTATCTCTGATAAAGTATCAATTTATTCACCATCCACAAAACAATATTACAAGTTGGGGGACAAAATCAAACTACATGACATTGAAGTTCCCCACTTTAATGTTAAGACCGTAAAGATACTCACAGGTGATAGTTCCGACAACATTGATGGGATTTTTTATCTTGGTGAAAAGACTTTGGTTAAATTATTTCCCGAGTTGCTTGAAGAATTAGTACAATTACCATATATTTTGAGTACAAGTACTAATTTACTTAAAGAGGAAAAGGGGAACGTAGCTCTTCAGAATCTATTAAGTGGTAAAACTAAAGAAGGTATTTTTGGTGATGAATTTTTTGTAATCAACCAAAAACTTGTCGACTTGGATGAACCACTTTTAAGTGATGAAGACAAAGAATTGGTTAGATTATATTACACTGAGTCGATGGATCCCGACGGAAGAGGACATAGAAATCTAATTAGAATGATGATGGAAGATGGATTCTTCAAATACCTACCTAAGGGTGACGACGCTTGGGTGAGTTTTTTGAAACCATTTCTTAAGTTAACAAGAAAAGAAAAAAGTAAGTTTAGAAACAAAAAGTAGAAAAAGAAAAAAACTATGAAAGAACAAGAAATAACAAAAGTTGAATTTTTGTTTATGTGTAATGACAACATTGTGGTTCAACGATTCTTTAATGTGAGAGGGTTTAACAAAAACGCTCACAAATCGGAAGAGTTTTACGACTATATTGATAATCTATGTAGAGAGTTACAATATGATTTGAAGATGAGAACTGTGACCTATATGTTGGACAATCAGTATGAAATTTCTGAGAACCCTGACGTACTAAATACGTCAATCACAGATGGTCCTGAAAATTTTAACCTAATTATTAAGCTCGGAGATATGACAATTTGTCAGAGAGTATTCGACGCTAAACCATACCCCCCAAAGGTCAGATATACCGTAGACCTACGCCCAAAACTAAAAACCATACTCGGTAACCTTACTGACATTTTTTCAGGTGGAAAATTTAATTTTGCGTACCCTGAATTTATCAAAAACTAATACTATTTATTTTTACTAAAGGAGAAAAAACTATATGGCGACAGGTAAAAATTTTGAGTATTTAGGTAATACTTTTCAATTACAATTATTAAATCAAATCATCGTAGACAAAGACTTTTCACATTCAATTATTGATGTGATTGAGAACAGTTATTTTGAAAACAAGTACTTCAAAATTATTATTCAGATGATTAGAGAGTATTATACAAAATACGACCACACCCCGTCATTTGAAACCCTTGAACAGATTACAAAATCAGAATTACAACAAGAGATCGCATCTAAGATTGTATTAGATACAATTAAGAAAATTAAGGATGCACCTATTGAGGGAGTAGGTTTTGTACAAGAAAAGGCTTTAAAATTCTGTAAACAACAAGAACTCCAAAAGGTAATGGGAAAAGCTCAAAAGATCATCGATGGTGGTGAATTTGAAAACTACGACACCTTAGAGGAAATGGTTAAGTCAGCACTACAAGTAGGTGCGAAAGATACGTCAATGTTAGATGTATTCTCAAACTTAGACCAAGTTCTTGAAGATGATTACAGACACCCAATTCCAATGGGAATACCTGGTATTGATAGATTATTGAAAGGTGGTTTGGCAAAAGGAGAAATTGGCGTTATCTTAGCACCTACAGGTGTAGGTAAGTCAACAGTTCTAACGAAGATGGCAAACCACGCATTTAACTTAGGGTTCAATGTTCTTCAGATCTTTTTTGAGGACAACCCAAAGGTAATTCAAAGAAAACACTTCACCTTATGGACTAAAATCCATCCTGACGATTTGTCAGAGAAAAAAGATGAGGTTATGAGTAGAGTTAGGGAGATTGAAGAATCAATGCCGAACAAACTAATATTGAAAAAATTACCATCGGATACTATGACGATGTTACAAATCAAAAACCAAATTAGAAAAATGGTTTCTGATGGAATTAAAGTAGATATGATTGTTTTGGATTACATTGATTGTATTGTTCCTGACAAGAACTTGGGTGATGAATGGAAGAGTGAAGGGTCAGTAATGAGAGCATTTGAAGCAATGTGTCACGAGATGAATATTGTTGGTTGGACAGCAACACAAGGTAACCGATCATCAATTTCATCTGAGGTTGTGACAACAGATCAAATGGGGGGATCAATTA